AATACAGAAGATGAAAAAATTATATTTCACTTACCAATAACTATAGATGAAATAAATAATCAAGATAATTCTTTATTTATAAAATCAGAAAAAGACATTAAAAATCTTAGTGATAAGTTTAATTTACAAAAAATTAAAACTTCTGAAGAATCAGATTCTACTGAAACATTAAAATCATCAGCAATGAATATTAGTAGTAATAAATTTTTATTAAATAATAATGTTAATAAAATATCAACTCATTGTTTAAAATTTAATAAAAATACTAAATGTTGGTGGTGTAGAAATAATTTTAGTTCATCACCATGTGAATTACCAGAAGATTATTTTAATGATACATTTTATTGTATAGGTCATTTCTGTAGTTATAATTGTATGAAATCATACAATTTAGATTTAAATGATTCATTATCATCAAAAAGAGAATCATTAATGAATTTATTATATTATCAAACCTATTCTTCATATAAATTTATAAATCCTGCACCTCATTGGATGTGTTTAGAAGAATATGGTGGTAATTTAAGTATAGAAGATTTTAGAGAAAATTCATTAATTAATTCAAAAGAATATCTTGTTTTACATCCTCCACTAATATCTAGACAAATGCAAATTGAAGAATCTTATAAATTATCTAAATTAAAAGAAGTTCCAATTGATAAAGTAAATAAAATTTACTCAGAAATTGATTCTGATTATGTTATTAAGAGATCTAAACCTATTCAATCATCTCAATTAAATTTAGAGACAACTATGGGATTGATTAAAAAAAAACCATCAAAATAGTGTTATCAATCTAAATTAAAAAAATTATCTTTTTCACTATATTTATATGCTTGATATTCATCTATTAAAACTTTATCACTATATCCTAGGTTTTTAAGAAAAGTAATAATTTTATTTTTTTTACTAACTTTCATATTATTCCATTCCTTATCAATTTTTTGTTTATATTTTTTATTAAAATAATATTTAGCATGTAATTTTTCATGTAAAAAAGATTCAGAATCATAAATACCAATAACATACTCAATATTATTTTTTTTTACTAATTCATAAATACGATCTGTTTTTTTTACAAAACTAGCAGGAAAATTATGTCCGTCTAATATTGATAATCCTTCATATCTGTAAGATATTTTACCAAGTTCATCATTCATATATTTTTTATTATTATATCTTAAAATTAATAATTTTGGATATATTTTATCAATTTCATAATTAAATGAGTTGTCTTTAAAAACTGTAAAGAATACTATTAGTAAAATAATTTTAGCAATAGTAATTCTATTCATTATACATAATTTATAAATTAAATAATTATTTTGGAATTGTATTTTCACCAACAAATTTCACTTCCACAAATATTTTAGGATCTTGTTTTTGTCCTTCTATTTGAAGAAAATTAACAATCTTTTGATGATCTTCTTTTGATGAATCAGTTGTTGTACTTCTAAACATATAGTATGGTGTTGATTCATATTCACATGAAAATTTGAAATCAATATCTGAAAAAGCTTGTGTGAGTAATCGTTTTGTTGCTTCAACACCTCCGAAACTGATGATACCAAATCTGGTCAAAAGAGGTTGATCCTTCTTGAATGTTTTCTTTTTGTGCAATTCGAGAACTCTTTCACCAAAAGTTTCATCAAGTCCTGATTCTTCAATCCAGTCGTCAAGATCATCGATCTTATCATTAAAATATTTCCAAATACTCACATCATCGTCTTCATTTTCTTCTTGATTGTACTCGCGACGATGACGATCAATTGGATGAACAAATCTTGTCCAAATTTCTTTGTAATCATAACTATGAAGAATACTCATGGATTTCATGAAACTTTCCATTTGTTTGTTTTCCTGAAAGGAAGCCAACAGTTTTTCCTGAATAGTACTTGCATTTGCATCTTTAACATCTTCATCCAAATAAGCGAGTGACACTTGAACAATTTGCGCATCAACATCAACACTTTCAACACGCGCTACCATCGTTTTGTTCAGAGGTACTAACTTATTTAAATTAGCATGCCGACGTTTTCTGGTAACATCGCTAAAATTCATCATTACCCTACATTTGTATTCTAGTAAATTTCCACTGAAGAAACCATCTCCTTGTTTAGAAAATTTACCAAGGACAAGTTCACCTTCCGAAGGTTCAGTAACTGAATAGTACTGAGTATTAGTATCAATTGATTCTGCTTGATCTGACATTAAAATAATGATTGTTTATAGTTTGGTGTTAAAATATTCAATTTTTTTATGATAGAAAAAAAATTATCTCGTATCTCTAAACATTAATTTCATTAGTTAGCTTATTCTTGGATGTTATTTGTATAATTTTTTTATTATCTTTTATATTTTTGGATTCATCATATATTAAATCTTTTACTTGATCAATTTTATAAAGTTTATAGTTTTGAAACTTTTTATTATTGTTATTTTCTACAACCATTTCAGTGTAATCATCATTTATTTTATTTATTAGTTCTTCTAATTTTTGAACAACTCTAGGATTTAATTTTTCTTTATACTCATCTAACGATATTTCAATGCTATCAATGTGATTATCAATCAATTCATTTATGGCTGTATTCTTTTTAGTAGTAACAAATTTATTGCCATCAAATATATATGCCAAATCGTCGCGTAAATTAGTTATCAAAATATTTTGATATTCAGGAGCGTCTCTAACTAAAAGTTAGAGCCTCGTGGTTCTCTGAACCAGACGAGCATCATTAAAATGAATTCTTTTAATTGATTCTTCTAAAGATAGAAATCTAGCTTCTAGTATTTTTAATTTTTTTTTTTGGTTTAATATTTGATTGATGTTTTCATTACCAAATTTAATTATGTTAATATTATTAACAGTACCTAAATTAACATTGTTTAAATCACCATTAATATTTTTAATAAGATTTTTATTAATTTTCTCTAAAGTTTTAGGATGAACTTTAGATTTTTTTAACAATTCCATAAGCATACTTTTAATTTCTGCATTTTCTTTTTTGATTTCCACATTTTCTTTTTTTAATTCTTGTATTTCTACATTTTCTTTATTTAATTTGTTTATCTGTATAGATGATTTACATATTTTTTCATGTCTCCATTTATGTTGTCTACATGAGAATATCTTATTACATTTTGTACACATATTTATGTTATCATTTGGGGTTACATCATGGTTACAATCATATGTACTTTTGTAACCATTAACATCAATATGATATTTATGCTTGTGATTCCATAAGCTTTGACGAGATTTATAAACTTTATTACATATATTGCATACATGTTCATTACTAGAATGTAAACTCATAATATATTACTAAAGATTTTATTCTTTAATTATTTTTAAATTAAGTTTAAATTGTGTAACCATAGTGTACGTACACTTAAAACTAGCGAGAGAGAGAGACCGGCTTTGCCTTGTGGATCTAGCGTTGCTAGATGCGCACGGATTTAAAACCTGGAAATTTAAAAAAATTTGGAAAATAATAAAATTATAATTCAAACATCAAATTCTTTAGGTTGGGATTTTTTATTTGATTTTTTAGTTTTGGTTTCTTTAATCAGATCAACTGATGTTTCAATTGAAACTTGTAATTTTTCAGGTTCTTTTTTAATAGTTTTTGGCTGACGAGTTTTAGGTTGTAACAAGCAATCATCTACATTATTGGTATAAAAATAAGCCCCCTGTAAAAAACTATCTGCTAAATCATCTTTCTTTTTATGTGAGTTAAAATGTTTTTGCCAATCAGGTAAATGACATGTTAAATCTAAACAATATTTGATTCCTAAACTTTTTGTTAATTTATAGGCTTTTGTATCATCTGTACTTTTGGCTTTAATTAATTGCTTAGTATCTCCTTCATCAGCTAATTTAAGTTTATTAGAAGGTGACATAAATTTAACTTGAGTTATATTAGATTTAGTAACTGATTTATCTATGATACCCCTAATTAAATAATAATCATATAATGTAGAAGCTATTGACTTCATTCTAGGATTTTTAAAAGATGGTTGATTTTCAATAACAACATAATCTGCTGAAAGTAAATTAGATCTTTTCTCTAATTCCATCATTAAACTATATTTAACATCATCAAAATTTAATGTAGTTGAACTTTTCAATTTAAAGTTTTTTAATTGTGATGCTTTTGTTTCACTAGTAAATATTTGTTTAGCATGAGTTTTGCAATAATAACATTCAGTATCTGATTTATAACAACTAGCTGATTTACCACATAATTTATCTTTAATTTCATGACCACAAAATACTTTTTCTTTACTTTTAGGAATTTCTTTAAAATGGTCTTCAAATGGTTGAATAGTTACATCTACTTTCTTACTATGAGTTTTACAATAATATTTTATTTCACCATTTACTGTATTTGATAATTTTGCTTTGGCACCACAATGACATTTTTGTTCATCTCTATTAGTTAAATCAATATTATTCCAATCAATTATATACCAATCAATTTTATTAGTACCATCTGGTTTAATAAATTCTTTTTTAGTTAATAAACAATAGGAAAGATGAATAACACCAACATCAAATGATAAAATTACGGGAAATTTCTTGGATTCTTGAGTCATATATATTAATAATTAAAATCATTTTGTTAAACCAATAATTTATAAATATAAAAGTTGATATTTAAAATAAATAGATTAATATATATTTATATAATGTCTGGTAAATTAGAATTGATAATTGGTCCAATGTTTTCAGGAAAATCAACTGAATTAATTAGACGAATTAGACTATTACAAAAAATAGATAAAAAAGTTCTAGTAACTAAACCTCAAATAGATATGAGATACAATCAAGATAAAATAACTTCACATAATTATGAATCAGTTGAATGTAAAGTTTTATCTAGATTAGATGAAATATATGATGATGATATTTTAAATTATGACACAATTATTGTAGATGAAGGACAGTTTTTTCCTGATTTAGTAAATACTATAACAAGATGGGTTAACAATTATTCAGTTAATATTATTGTTGGTGGTTTAGATGGAGATTTCCAAAGAAAACCAATTGGACAAATTTTAGATTTAATTCCAATGGCTGATAAATGTGTTAAATTAAATTCATTATGTAATATGTGTAAAGATGGTACAGAAGCACCATTTAGTTTTAGATTAGTAAAATCAAATGATATTGTATTAGTAGGTGGTTCTGAATCATATATTCCTGTCTGTAGAAAACATTTTATTAATTTATCAAAATAAAAAATTTTAATCTAATATTTATATATATGTCTGATAATACATTAAAAATTAATTATGATAATAGTAATCAATCTGAAGCTCAAATAAAAAAAGAACTTGAAGAAAAACAAAAAGCTGAATTACTAAAACTACAAAAATTAAATGAACTAACAGAAGAGCAAACTAAAAGAAAAAAAGAACTTGAAAATGCAGAAGTCCAAAGAAAAGAAGCTAAAGCCGAAAGAAAAAAAGATAAAGCAGCTGAAGAAGCTGAAGCAGAAGAAGCAAGAAAAGCAGAAGCAGCTAAAGCAGAAGCAGCTAAAGCTGAAGCAGAAGCAGAAGAAGCAAGAAAAGCAGAAGAAGCAATAAAAGCAGAAGAAGCAAGAAAAGCAGAAGAAGTAAGAAAAGCAGAAGAAGTAGCTAAGGCAGAAGCAGCTAAAGCAGAAGCAGCTAAATCAGAAGCCGTTGAAGCAGCTAGAGCTGAAAGAGAAGCAAAAAAAAAAGCAGATGCAGAAGCTAAAGCCCAAAAAGAAGCAGATGCAGAAGCTAAAAGACAAGCAGATGCAGAAGCTAAAAGAGAAGCCGATGAAGCAGCTAGAGCTGAAAGAGAAGCAAAAAAAAAAGCAGATGC